TAGTAGTAGACTCCTTGAAAAGCAATCAAGAAAATAACTTTTTGAGGTAGTATGTTGTGTACTTATATATATGCTACGTGCATATATATAAGTACACTGAGGTAGGAAAAAATAAGATATGAGAGAAAGGAGGGGAAAACAGAAAATGATAGCTCAGTTTCACATTTTGGGCCCTTTATATAAGAACATAAAAATATGTCCATAAAAATAAACTATAGTTATATCTATACAAGCAGCATTTCTTATATATGATAATAGTGCAAATCGAATACATTCAAGAATACATCAATTAGTAGCTGCCTTACGATTAGTAAATACCTGCATTTAACTACCCGTAAATGTATGCCCATAATTAGTCACCCACCCATAATTATTCAACCACCCCTGATTAGTATCAATCAATTTAAATCATTATAGTTAGTCCCTGTTATTTTTATAATATTGGAATTAGTTTTGTGAATTAGTAACCTAGCTACTGATTCTAGTTAGTACATATATGTAGTGTGTGGTAATATTATACCTAAATACCCTAGATCTTCAATGGCTCCTGGTTTGAAATTTCTTTAACCTTTTGATCTATCAAGGACTGAGCCATAGCCCTGAGGTCTGGATCCATGTCATCACCCAGATGAAAGTGGTCAACCATTTCTTTTCCCCAACTGAGCATGTATAAGAGAATTATCCTCTGATCTAGTTGTATCCCCATCGACTGAGTCCTCCTCAAATAGGATTGATAAAAGGAAGATTTCTTTTTAAGTTTCTCTTCAGCAGTGCCAACAGTCTTTGATGCCATGATTGTGTTTCTCATATCTTGGAGGATTGAGAAGAAAGCACCCAGCTCTGCCATCCCTGCAATGTATATGCAGGTTGGAGGGCATCTGTCAGGGGCACAAGCAAATACCCATGGTGCATATGGTGAGTCAATTGAGTCTGGGGCCGTTGGGTCTCCTGATGCAGCATGCTCAAGTAAGTTATCAATATCAGGTAGGTGATTTTCATCCAATGCATCCTGCCTTTTCATAAAGTAAATTTGATTCCTGCTTAAGAACTCAACCTCACCAGCAGGAGCATTAGGCCTCACATCCGGCTTCAGGAAAGGGCATGTACTATTGAGAAATTCCCTTATCCTATCAGGCCAGTCCTTCACAAAAAATGCAAAGCCTATAACACCCATCACTGGACTCATTATATTTCTTGCTTGAATCTGTGCAGGAAAGAGCCCACAGACGATAGTTCGAAACCTGCCTGGTGTTAATTCTTCAGCCTTCATTGTGGATTGTGCTGTAGGCATGGAAACATACAGGTGCTTAGGACGCCGGATTCCATTCACATCATCAAAGGAGCTGTCATCTTTAAACCTGATACGAGTCCCTTTGTTTTCTTTCACAGTCTGACGGCCAGGAGTAGACAACATATAAAGTGCTTTTAGGATGATTGGTAGTGTAAAGCTGATAATATAAGCACCGATAGCAAACCAATCAGCTGTTTGTCCACTTGGCTCATCAATATCAATTGCATTCACATCAAGGACATTGCCATACCTGAGACTTGATCTTTCCTTGAGATGATCATCTGGCTCAATCCCAGTCGGGTCAGAAGGTTTCTCATCCATCTTCTGACGTGATACCAGATCTGCAAGCTGCCGTTTGAAGTCTGCAAGTTTGTCCTCCAGTGCTGACACAGTTTGCCTCCTTGCCTGTAATGTGTTCTTGTTAACATCATCTGGGTCCATTTCAACTGTCTTCTCTGCATCTTTAAGCTTCTGCCTGGCAACGATGAGCTGCTGCTCATGGCGGGTGATGTCTTCCTGGATTTCTTTGAGGTTGCTCATCCCAGTCTTTGTAGTAGTAGCTTTTCAAGGAGTCTACTACTA